GACGGCGCCGGCCCACAGTTCTTTCGCCAACTGGAACGACTCGGTTGCCGCCAACCGGTCCAGTGCTTTGCGTTCGTTGCCGGACAGGGGGCGTGACGGTTCGCCGTTGTCGAGGATGGTGACCTCGGCCTGGTAGTCGACGTCGTCGGAGAACGCCGAAACTCGGTAGCCGGCCCACAAGGGGATCGCCTTGAACGTCTGCTCCTCGCAGTCGTCCGACACGTCCGGGCTGATGCTCGAACCGAACGCGTCCTCCTGGGCGGTGAGGTCGCAGGTGTCGGGTCCCGGGCCGATCTGGTTGTCGCAGGCGGCGGGGGTCCACTTGATCCCGTACGGGTCGAACCGGAAACCCTGCTCGTTCGCGACCTCGCGGGCCGCGATGAGCAGCGAGTAGCCGGGCGGCCGGAGCGGAGGCGCGGCGACGTTAGCCATCTACGAAACGCCCCCTGCTCCGGCCGCCACCACCATCAGGAACCGAGCTCGTCGCAGCAGGAGAACCCGCCGGAAATGTCGACCAGCATCTTGATCCAGAAACTGGCGTTGTCGAGCCCGACGTTCGCGGCCTTCTCGAAGGTCTCCGAGAAGATCCCCAGCTTGTTCTGGCGGTTCAGGTCGAAGTCCCGGACGACACCGAGGTCGAGTTCGCCGCCGTCAAGGAACAGCCACTGGCCCTCGGGGAAGATCCCGAACTGCACGTACGACGGGTAGCCGTTGAGCGCCCCCGCTGACTGCGCGCCGATCGTCTGGCTGGGGTCGCCACCCGTGTCGGGGGTGTCCATGTACCAGATCGGCGTGAGGTTCCGGCCGTTCAGGTAGCCGTCAATCTCGGCGATCGCCTTGCTGATCGCGTCGTCGCCGGGCGCCTGGAGGGTGAGGTCGCTGATCATCGCGGAGCGCACCCAATTGGGGGCCAGGACCCGCAGGTTCGTCTCCGGACTTATCCGGTGGTAGGAGCGGATCCCGTCCGCGGCCTGCGCGGCACGCACGAGGAAGTCGCGGGCGAAACCCACGAGGTTCGCCGCGGTCACCGCCGTGGAGCCGGACTTGATGTCCTGGAGGAGCAGGCCTTCCGCCTTGCGGGAGTGCGCGGCGGTCAGGTTGAGCAGGTCGGCCCGGACAGCTTCGGGGTGGGTGCGGTCGTACCAGTTGCCGATCGTCGCGATCGCCGTGACCGCCCGCAGTTCGACTGTCTCGACGGTGCCGCACGTGATGTCCAGCACCGTCTTCCACGTGTTCGTGCTCGAGGTGACGGCCTCGTCGTCGGCGACGGTCCACTCGTCGACACCGGACGTGTAGTCGTTGATGTCGTTCGGGGAGACGAACGTGATGCCGCCCCGGTTGGCTTGGAAGCCGACGAGACCGGCCCGGACGGGGCGGGCGTCGTCGGACATCTGCGCCATTCCGTAGTACGGCTCCGCGGGGACGCAGATGCCGCCAGCGGCGACCAGCGCCTCCTGTGCCATCGAACCGCGACCAGCGCCGGCACGGGCGATCGCAAGGCCGTTGGCTTCGGCGTCGCGGCCGAGGACACGGTCGGCCGGGTAGTCGGCGAGGACTCGAGCGACGGAGGCACGGCCGACGCCTGTGGTGCCACGCAGGTTGTGGATCTGGGCCCGGGCGAGACGGGCGACGTCGTCCATCCCGTCGAGCTGCGCACCCTCCACACCCGCGGCGACCGCGACGATCCGGTTCGCCTCGCGTGCGGGACGGGGGCGGGCCTGCACGGCGGCGGGCACGTGGGCGGCGGCCTGGGCGACGCTCGCGGGGCGGGCGGGCGGCTGCGGGGGCGTGGGTGCCGCGGCGGCAGCGACAGGGACCCGGGCCTCCTCCGGCTCGACCTCGGGGGCCGGCTCCTCGACAGCGGGCTCGGGCTCGGCGGGAACCTCAGGCTCCTCCACCTCGGGCTCCGGCTCGGGGTCGGACATCTCGGCGTCGAGAGCAGCGAGGATCTCGGCGTCCCGGGCGGCGGCCTCGGCGCGCTCGGTCTGCACCGCGACGATCGCATTCCTAGCGTCGCGGGCCGCTTGGAGAGCGGCGATGTGCTCGCGGGCGTTGTCGCTGTTGCGGGTCTCGTCGTAGAAGGACTTGAGGTCGGCGAGGAGGGCGACGAGGTCCTCGTCGTTCAGTTCGGCCAGTCGTGCCAGCCTGTCGGCCAGTTCCTGGGGCATAGCGGGGCTCCTGTTGCTCGTGGTTCGAGCGACGGAAAGCCCCGGCTACGCGGTGACCTCGTCAGCGCCCCCGGCTACGCGGAGGTCGGCTCACTGGTTGTCGTCAGTACCTAACCACACGCAGCGACGCGTGCAGGTGAGGTGCTCTAAGTCATGGCCGGCATGACCACGGGCGCCAGCCCTGTTGGTCGTACAGCCACTTCGCGAACGCCGTGTTGAGCACCGGGTCGTAGCGGTCCGCCCACGGTTTCCCGGTCACCTGCTCGAACGTGGAGCGGTGCACGTTGTTGATCTGGAACAGGCCGTGGTTGCTGCCGTCCGGTGAGACGGCCAGATGGTTGTGACCGGACTCGCACTCGACGACCGCGTGGGCTTCGTCGGCATGGTCACCGAAGATCAGGTGGATGGCGACGTTCGTGGCCTGCTGCGGGGTGCACGCTGCGAACGTGACGACGAGGGCGAGAGCGGCAAAGGCGCAGCGTACGGGCTGTCTGGAGTGGCGCATCCCACCGCGCTATTACGAACACGTGACGCCGTAGGTGAGGTGGCTAACGCTTGCCGGTCTGCGTGCCGATACGACACGGGTGCGGGATGGCGGGTGGCGGCTCGGGCATCGGCCCGGCCTCGACGGTCTCCGCGGCGTTGCCGTGGCGCTCGTCATTGCCGCCCACGCGTGCACCGGCGTGTTCCCGTCGCACCGACCGCTCGCCGAGGGCGTACTGCGCGGCGGTGGGATCGTCGGCGTCCAACTGTTCTTCGTGCTCTCCGGGTTCCTGATCACCCGGCTGCTGCTCGAGGAGCTCGACGCCAGCGGTTCGATCCGCCTCGGCGCGTTCTACGGGCGTCGTGTCCGGCGTCTGCTTCCCGCGCTCGTGGCGCTCTGTGTCATCTACGTCGCCGTCGCGTGGATCGCTGGCCGGCCGAACTCACCGGCCGCCGGCAGCGCCATCACAGCGTTGCTGTACGTCGAGAACTTCGCCCGATGGGTCCCCATCGACCAGGACGGCTGGCTCGGCCACACGTGGAGCCTGGCGGTCGAGGAGCAGTTCTACCTGGCGTGGCCGGCGCTGCTCGCCGTCGGCGTTCGATTCGGCGGCTGACGTGCAGTCGCCGGGATAGCTGGAGTGATCGCCCTGGTCCGGTCGTCGCCAGGGTCTGGGCCGATCCGGAGGTCGCCTACACGGCGCTGAGGTGGGAACGCGCTCGCCGTCGGCTGCCTGCTCGCTCTCGCCCCGACCATCGCGTTGCGACGTGCAGCGCCGCTCGGGTGGGCAGTGATCCTTGCCGGGTCGTTCGCCCTCTCCGATCCCGTGCCGTCATGGGCGTATGTCGCTGTCGCGGCCGCTGCCGTTTCGGTCATTGGGGCTGTGTGCGAGGCGCCCGGGTGGTTGGCGTTGGCGCCCCTGCGGTACCTCGGCCGAGTCTCCTACGGCCTGTACCTGTGGCACGTCGTCTTCCTGCGGCTCGACGTGCATCCGGTTCTCGCTGTCGCCGGTTCGCTGGCAGCGGCCGAGCTCTCAGCACGCTTCGTCGAGACGCCATTCCGGCGTCGTCACCCCGCCCCCGTCCAAGGTCGGTTCGTGACCGGCGATCGTCAGGTGATCGTGTCGACGTAGGCGAGCAGGTCGGAGACGACCGCAGCGTTCGTGGTGTGCCCCAGCGACGTGTACTCGTGCCCGTCGCACATCAGGATGTTCTCAACGAGGTTCTTGGCGACCGTGTACCCAACCCGGGTGTCGTCCGTCGCCCACGACGCGTACACGTCCGGGATCGTGTCCAGCACCGCTGTGTTCAGCGACTCGAGCGACGACAGCGAGTACGAGGTGAACTCAGTCAACAGGTTCGGGTCGAGCGCCGGGAGGTGCACTACAACCCCGTCCGGGGTGACCGCCCCCCGCCCAGCGCACTGCATCGCAGCCAAGCCACCCCACGAGATGCCGAGCAGGACCAACGGGCCGCCAACCTCGGGAAGCGACGGGAGCAGAGCGTCGTACTCGTCGACGATCTCCGCCCGGTACGTGGCGCCGGTGGCGTCGGCGTTGAACTTTGAAGTGAGCGACGCGACGATCGCGTCGTAGTCGAACAGCGACACCGCCCACTCCTGGTCCTGGAGGCCGGCGATCAGATCGTCGAACGGGTCCGTCGTCGAAAACGCACCTGCCGTCGTGCCGAGCCCGTGGTAGACGATCACTCGCCCCCGGTAGGTGGTTGGATTGAACACTCTCGGGGCGCTCGCAGCGGCAGCCGCTGCACCGACACCGAGCAGGAAGGCACGTCGGGTCACGCGGGACCCGAAAGGCGCCATACCTTGATGTTACGGAAGTGTGCTTCGCCCGTGTAGTTGACGAGCATCACCTTGTCGATCGTGTAGGACTGCGACGCTGGCGGTGTCATCATCACCGTCTTCGCGAGCGTCCCGTCCACGGAAAGACTCCCAAGGAATCCTTGGGTGTACAGCCTCAGCGTGTACCACTGGTCTTCGTTGACCGTCCTCGCCTCGGTACCGGCCGCCTGGTCGCCTCGTTGGAACACGAGAGCGTCGGTGTCCTCCTGAAGCCCGAACCACAGCGCGTGCGTTGAACTAACAGCCGCGTCGCCTACCGTCAGCATCGCCCGACGACCGGTGGTCGCTGATGACGGGAATCTGACATCAGACTGGATGATGAGCCCAGCGCCAAGATCGACATCGGCAGTGAGGCGCAACCCTCGGTAGGCGGCCGTCGTGTCGGTCTGCTTGAGGTAGCCCCCTGCATCCGCGGACCATGTGCCCGCGACTGACGTCCAGTTCGCGATTGACGCCCCTGACTCGTCAACGACGAGCTGCCACGTTGCGCGCAGATCGGTTGGGTCTTGGTCAAGATCGCCGACAAGTAGCCACGTGTTCGCCGAGCGCTTGATCGCGGTGACCGTTGAACCTTGGGCACGAGTGATGAGAGTGCCGGAGGGTTCCACCGTTGCGCCCGTACCGGCGACGAACGTCACTTGGCCTGCACCAAGCTGCACGAACGTCACCGACCGGCCAACCGCGAATGTCACGTCCGAGTCCTGCGGCAAAGTGACCGTGATGGAGCTCGCGTTGTTGAGCGTGACCAGTCGGTCTGCGTCGCTGGAGTCGACGGTGTATGTGGTTCCTGTCTGCGCTTCGACGGTCAGGTCGCGCGGGGCGAACGCTCCGGTGAGCGCTGCGTTGCCGGCAATGGCCGACATGCCAGACGAATCGATCGTCCATGTGGCGCCGGACCCGGAGACGGTGATGTCACCCTTGTCACCGTCGGTTACGCCAGCTCCGCTACTGGTGCCGCTGGACGGGGGTCGGATGCTCACAGGCCCGTCTCGAACACTCGAACCACCGCGCTACCGGACGCGACCCGCCCGTACACAGCTTCGTCGTCGTCAAGGTCGCACGCGAACCACTGCCCGCCCGTCACCGGGGACCCCTGCGACACGTCGACGTCCGCGCCACCGATGAACACGGTCACACTGGTCGCGGCGTCCACGTACATGGAGAACGACTTGCCGGCGCGACGGTCGCTTTCGCTGGTCGAGTCGAGCCGGGTCGCGTTGGTCGTGACGGTGACACGTCTCGAATCGGCTGCCATGCGCCGATCGTTGCAGTAGGCGACCGGCGCGCAGGTGAGGTGCTACAGGCTCGACGGTAGCTCGGCGAGCGCCATGTCCCCGTCGAGGGCTTCGAGCGCGGCGTCGAGCTCGCGGTCGGCGACACGGGCGAGGGCGGCCTGTTGCGCGGCGGTGAGAGGACTCCGGGCGGGATCGGAGCCTCCCTCACCGCCACAACCGCAGCCACCGGGAGCAGTAGCCGCGACAAGCGCCGACGCCTGGCCATACGGCAGCAAGCCGTTGAGGATCGTCACCGTGCCCACCGTGGCGCCCGACGTCTCCGCTGAAGCCAACACCGGCTCACGCTGGCGCAGGAAACCGGGAACGGGAACGACGAGGGCGGCGCGCAGTGTGCGGTTCGCCTGGCCGGGATCGGAACGCCAGTCACCGGACGCCTGGCCGGCGGCGAGCACCGTTCGCTGCCACGCATCCAACCGCGGGGACACCGAACCCGAGAACCACACGGAGCCAGCCGAGTGCTCCCCATCGGGAACGATGCCGGCGGTGACGATCGCCGCGATGTTGCGGGTGTCGTCGTAGTGCGCCGCGACGGTCGCCGTAGAAGTGCCGGGGGCAGTGGGAGCGTGGCCGGTGTCCATCGTCAGGAACCCGACCGGGACCCGCTGGTCGCCGACGGACAGGAAGTTGCGGAGGAAGTCGCTCAGGTCCGGGGACTGGTCCGAGGCGAGCACGCATGTTCCCGGATAGGACTGGTGGCAACGTTCCGCAGGGGCGATCCAGCCCCACACGCGGCCGTCGTCGTCCACGTTGATGTAGTTCGCCTCACTGGACAGAGCGGGACGCTGGAAGTGCTCGGGCTTGAGCTCCCAGTCGGCCATGTCCACCGCTGCGCCCGCGGTGAGCGTGAACCCCGCAGAGGCGAGCAGGGCGGGCACGGGCGCGACCGCGGCGGACGCGACCAAGCCCATCGGCATGTCGCGGCGCGCCGGCAACCCGTTGGCCTCGAGCGGCGTCGGGTCCACCACTGCCTCGTCGTACGCCCCCGTCGGTGTCAGCGTCGCCCCAGTGATGATCGTGCGGGACGCCCGGAACGTCTGGCGGATGCAGAACCCCTCGTCGTCCTCCTGCAAGCAGATCGGCGTGATCTCGGCGTCCACCGGGACCGCCTGGTCGACGCTGATCCACTGGCCGCCCTGCTCGATCATCGCCGCCGCACGCGCGCCCTGCGGGTGGATCGGGTTCCCGTTCGCATCCAGCGGGTCCACGTGCAGGAGCGCCCACGTTACGCCCCGCTCGTCCTTACCGAGATCGACGATCTGGCCGACCTGATCCGAGGTCGGCGTGTCCGAATGCTGCGTGTCCGTCTGGAACGCCAGCGGGAGCGGCAGGTCGCGGGCATCGATCCGGTCGAAGGTCCGCCCGTCGATCACCGGGACCCCATCGGCGGCGAGGTACGGCACACGGTAGAAGGGCACTACGACTCACCTCCGGGCGGGTAGCCGGCGCCGAGCAGCACAGGGTTCCGGACGATCACAGTCCCGTGCTTCGGGCAGTCCTGGGTGACCGCACCGTCCGCATGGGAGCGCTCGATGAGCGGCTCACGGCAGCGGGCGCAGATCACGCCGTTGTCGGGCATGGGACAAGCGTTGCGCAAGGGCGTGGCGCGGCAGGTGAGGTGCGGAAGCTAACTGCCGTTGTTCGGAGGCGCGGAAGTCCAGCAACCATCGATGCCAACGATGGTCACGACGCCTCCTCGATGCCCAACGACTCGCTCACTACGCGAGAAGCAGCGACCTCGCAATACCGCTCGTCCTTGTCGATGCCGATAGCTCGCCGACCGAGGCGGCGGGCTGCCGCCAAGGTGGTGCCGCTGCCCATGAAGGGGTCAACGACGAGGTCATCAGCTGCCGAGAGACGCGAGATGAACGCCTCAGGCCATGCCTCTGGGAACGGGCACGGGTGCCCGCGGTCGACCCGTTCAGGTGGGATGCGCACCACCGACATGAGGTGCTGCGAGGGTTGGACCCACTCGTAAGCCGAGCGGTCCCGAACGAGCCAGTACCACCGCTCATCGCTAGGCGGGAACATCTTGGACCCAAACGACATCGACACCCCGCGGTCCCACACAATCTCCTGCCTGACGAGCCAGGGCGGGAGCGTTGTTACGAGCGGCCACGGATGCAGTGGCTCCGACAGGCGATAGTGCAGCTTGAGGTTGATGACGAGAGACGCATCGCCGGTTGCCGCCCCGGCGCAGGCCGCGGCCACCTGGCGGATAAACTCGTCGTACTCAGCAGGGTCGAGATGGTCGACATAGCCGACGCGGTCGAACTTTTGAGCGAGACCGTGCGAGTACGACCCCTCGCCGCCTTGGCCGATGCGTGCGCCCTTGTTGCGCCCGCGCAGCGTGTTGTACGGGGGCGACGTTACGAACAGCCGAACGCCGGCGAGCCCCCGGAGCACCTCGCGGCAATCGCCGTGGTAGATGGTCACGGCATCGTCCTCGTAATACGGGCGCGGCAGACAATCCCCCGTGTTCGACGGGGGTTCAGGGGTGGTCATGGGTCGATGGTGCTCTACCGCGACGCCGTGACAGGTGAGGTGCTAGCGGGGTGGTTTCTCCCCGCGGTGCGACGGCGGGCCACGATCCCACCAGCGCTCCGGGGCCGGTTCCTCCGGCTCCGGTTCGGGTGTCGGGGGCGGCGGGGTCTCCGGCTCAGGGGCCGGTTCGTCCTTGGGTTTCGGGCCGCGGGGAGGCGGGGGTTTCGGGTCCTTCGGTGGCTTGCCTCGCTCCGGGTCAGCAGGCATCGCCTCACCCTTTCGACTGCTAGGCCGCCTGTTCTTCCGCCGAGCCTTCAGCGGCTCGCAGGAGAGGTTCGATCGGCTCGTACATGGAGATGATCTCGCGCGCCCAATCGAGCAGGTCAACCGCTCGCTGCCCGGATGGTTGCGTCACAGCCCACAGTTCCAGGTTCTCCGGACGATTGTCGTCCTTCACCCCGTTCTTGTGGTGCACGTTCTCCCACGGATTGAGGTAGCGACCGAGCACCTCCTCCATGACAAGCGTGTGCTCAGCCACGTACTTGTTCTTGGAGCGGTTCGGATGGTCCGGCGAGTAGATCATGACGTAGCCAGCAGTCGTGTAGCGGCTACCGCCCTTCCACGACACACTGCCGTCCGCGTTCGGATTCTTCTCGCTGCGCATCTCCTCCATGCGGCACGGACGGCAGATGGATGCCCGGGGTGAACACTTCTCGCCGCACGTTCGGCACTGCTTGAACTTGACCTTCTTCCAACGACACGAGGCACACTCGTTATGCGTGCTTCGGTGGGCCTTGCCGCAGGTGGTGCACGGCCTGAACCGGGGACGTCCACGCGCCCGTTCGGCTTTGCAGTCAGCGCAACACGGGGGGCCGGACTTGACGGGCACTTCGGTCCCGCACCAGCGACAAGCTCTCATTTCTCAACTGCACCACATTCTCTCGTGGATGCAGGTGAGGTGTTCTATGCGGCCGCTTGTGCTTCCGGAAGTACGGCCACCGGAACCCAAGAACAGCGGCAGCCGCGGTGGTCGCCTGGCGACACCGTTACAGAGCCGAGCCACGGCACGCCCTCTGCGGCAAGCACGGGGTCATCCCACGTGGCGAACGTGCGGCCTGCCATCGCGAGATGCGGAGGGAACGGCGTGGTGCGTTCGCTCGCGTCTCCGTACTCCCAGCGGTAGCCGGTCCACCACGCACGCACACGGGCGAACAGGTTGCGGCTGCGCTCCCCGGTCGCGACCCCACCCACCGGGCGACCGTCGATCGATAGGCCACCAGCGGCGGTGCGTTCCACGTTGCGCGCCCCGCCCGCGACAGCAAGGGTTTCGCGGATCAAGCTCGCGGGGACGACGGCTGTGGCGTCCACCTCGCCGAGCCCCTGATCCGGTGGACCGTCGAACAGGACGGTGAGAGCCAGCGCGGTGAGGGACGCCGTCAGGAGGGTGGTGGCCTGTTCGCGGTCGTCGGCCTGCTGCGCGGCCAGCTGGGCGAGCTCGGCATCCGACGGTCGTTCCTCGACGGCGACAGAGAGGGCCTCGTTGACGGTGGCCTGCTGGGCGCGTTCCACCAGCGTGTCGACCCGGGAGGCGAGCGCAGCGAACGAACCTGCCACCAGCGCAGCCAGCGCGTCGTCCTCGTCCTGGCCTTCCTCCGCGGCGAGCGTCACGACCAGCGGGCGTCCCAGGGTGCGCGCGACGTCGGCGGGGTCCACCGACTGGGCGAGACGGGCGGCCTGCGGGTTCTTGCGCGCCAAGGTGCGCAGGCGGTTCCCGGCACGCTCCAACGCACGCTCGAGCGCCATCTCCGCTGCGGTAGCGACCTGGGTGAACAGGCGACGGTCGATCGCAGCGAGACGATCCCCCGCGTCCGACACGGGCGGGCCAGCCGCAGTGACCGGGCGCTCCGCTTCCCGCTCGGTCGGGGGTTCCTCGGTCGTGTCCGGCTCCTGCGCTCGAGGCAACTCGGCGACAGGCGGCGACGCTGGCGATGCGTCGACCAGCACGATCCCCTGGTCCACCAGTTGCAGGAACTTCATGAGCGCCAACGTCAGGTCGGCGGTGAAGATGCCCCGGTCGAGCGTCGTGAACCGCATGAGTTCTTCCTCGGTGGGGGCGTCCTCCTCGTCAAACTCGTTGACCGTCCGCCACGTCTCCCGGCTCAGAGCGCCGATCTCGACGCCTGTGGTGACAACCTCGCCTAGATCCCGTTCACGGATCGCGTCGGTCTCGTCATGCCAGATAACCAGCCGCTCGACCAGCGATGGGTCCATGCCGGCGCCGAGCAGCATCGGCCGGTAGAAGCCGATCGTCAGGCCGTGCGTGATCGCCAGGACACCCGGTTCGATGTAGTGACGGAATGCTCCCCTCTCGATTGTCGCGGCCGACCAATGGTTCGTCTCGCCGAGACCGGTCACGACCTCCGGGGGGATCGGCAGGCCCGACGCGATCCGGTCCACGAGATGCTTGGCGAGATCCAGCGTCAACGGGTCCAGCGGCTTACCAAAGTCGACGTGATCGATCCATGCCTTCGTAGCGATGAGTTGCGACGGGACCTCCACGGTGAGCGGCACGGCGTCCGACGGACCCCCGTCGTTCGCCAAAGAGGCCGCGAGAACCTGGATGAACTCGTCCTGCCACGTCGACCCACCATCCGCCTCGTCGATACCCGGACGGTTACCGTCGCTGTTCACCGCCCGGTTCAGCGACAACTCCTGGGCGATCGCGGTGATGCCCTTCGGGAGCCGCGACTTCAAGCTCGAACGGATCTGGTTGCCGATCAAGAGCAGCCGCTCACACACGCCTTCCTCGACGAGCGGTCGCATCGGCGAGTACGCCAACTGCTCGAACTCGGGGTCGGGGTGCCAGATACGGAACGCGACAGCGTTCGTCGCGACAGGTCGGCCCTTCTTGTCCCGCGGATCCTCGACGATCGTGAGTTTCCCGCTGCGTTGCTGGAGCTCACTGTTCGAGTAGGCGGCCCACCGCTGCTTGCCGTTGTCGGTGTCCTCCCCGATCACATGCGCCTCGCCCGGGACGTCCAAGTTGAGGAACAGTTTGCGGAGCATGGGGGCGATGCCTTGCCCCATCTCGAGGTCCGACAGGATCTCCACCGCCTGGGCCGCGATGGCGTCGGTGGTGAACCCTTCCTCGACGGCGGCGGTGATCGGGATGGGTGGCGTGTCAGTGCCGGGCGGGTCCCACGCCGCGAACAGGCGCACCTTGGACGCGACGTTGGCCCGGTAGTCGAGGACATCGGACACGGTGCCGATCGACTTGTAGTAGGCCCACGCCTCCGGCTGCCACGCCTGGTAGCGAGCAACGATCCGCTTCACCTGCGCAGCGGAGGTGATGTCGACGGGGGCGGCGGCGGCGACGAGGGCGGAGGACCGTCGCGGCGGGTCGGGCTTCTGCGGCTGGGTGCGACGGGCCATGCTAAGGACCGAGGATTGCGCAGAGACCGGCCGCCACAGGTGAGGTGCTACGCCGCGCGTAGTTGGCGACGGCGACGCATCAGGCTCACCGCCTTCGTTGACCGACCGACCCGTTCAGCGATCTGCGGGGAGGTCAGGCCGGCAGCGACCAGTTCGTCAAGCAGAGCCAACTCCTCGGCGGACCACCATGGCTTGGCGTTCCACCCGTTCTGGCGTCGCCGGATCTCACTCGATCGCTTGTGTCGAGCCTGACGCCGCTCAATCGGGAGCGAAGCGTTGTGCTCGCGCACGCGGGCCCTCTTGCACGTCATGCAGACCCGTCGGCCTGCTGGAGTGACGTACGTGTTCGCCTCGGTGAACTCGTGACCGCGGATGCACGCGGCCCGCCGAGGGTGATGGAGCTTCGAGTGTGCACCCCGCTCAACGAGCTCCAAGTGCTCAAGGCGAGCGCATCGCCTGTTGTGGCAGATGTGATGGATCTGGTAGCCGGGAGGGATCGGACCTACGGCGAGCGTCCAGACCAGGCGATGCACGTACCACGTCTTCTTCTTCGGAGCTTCCTCAAGGCGGTGAGTGACTCGTCCGTAGCCTTCCTTGCTCGTGCACCCGGTCCACTCATCACACTCGCCAACTCGAACTAGGCGCCCATGGACGCGTTCCGGGATCACTTCGCTGGGCTCGCGTACTCGGCTAGGAACCCGGTCCCCGCGGATGCACTCAACGCCAACGCCGGCACCAGCCACCAGGAACGGGTCCCGAAGCAGTAGGCGGTCCACGCCACCGGCAGGGCGATGTACGCCGACACGCACCACGGGCACAGCAGGCCGACGATCGCCTTCGGGGCGTTGGTGTCCCTGCGGGCGAACTCGTCCCAGGACACGGGGGCACCATCCGGGCGGTGCGGCTGGTCCGGTACACCGTCACGGGTCGCTTGGTAGACGCGGTGGATGAGCCACGAGCGGGGTGGTTCGGTGATCTCGTCCGCGGATACGAGAAGGGCGAGCCGGTAAACCGCGAGGACGGCCAGGACGGCAACGAGGGGGGTCATACGTCCCACCCCGCCGCTCGCAGTAGGGGTGACACGACATCGTCGCAGAGGTCCATGCTCTGTTCGAGAAGGGCATCCGTGAGCGGGTACTCGCCCTCCCAGTGTCCCCAGCGCACCCTGCCGCCAAGAGGTGCGAGCGCCTCGATAACGAGACGATCCGGCTCCTCGGGGTCGGTGAAGAGGACCGGCACGTCGTCTATGTAGATGCAGCCATGAGTCACCGCCACCACCGCCACAGCCGGAAGCGCGGCATCGGATTCGGGTCGCAGTACACGAAGACGGTGAACTGGTTGTGTCCGTCCCAGCAGTGCTTGGACATCTCCTCTATCGGGAGCGTGACTCCATGGAGAGCACAGCGGAAGAACCTCGGAAGCACGTCCCCGCCGTTCACGCCCGGACCTCGTAGCCCATCGCTGCCGCAACCTCCCGCTTGTGGGCCGCGTGGACGTCACGGCGCTTACGGTTCGAGCCCAACGGTACGGACAGCCACCCGCACGAACACTTGGCGCAACCAAGGCCCGACTGGAGCACGTAGCGCCCGCCGTTCGGGCTGAACGGGTCACCCTCCGATTCGAGGGTGTGGCCCGGAACCCGTAGAGCGCCGTTACGGGTGTAGTAGGGGGTGGAGTCGGTCACTGGTCCTCCTGCTCGGAGCGCACGTCCGTCGTTGCGAGGATGTCGGCGGCTGTCAGCGTGAGCGCCAGCCACGACAGGGACAGGACAGCGGGCGGCTCGTCCTTCGCGAAGGTGAGCATCGACACGGGCCAGCCGACCAGTGTGGCGAACAGGAGCCAGGCAGCGATACGGCGACGAGCACGAGGGTTCACGGCTGAGGCTCCTCGCCGATCGCCCGACAGATCAACTCCGCAGCCTCATCCAGTGTCATGTAGGCGTCGACTTCCTCGCCGCCATACAGGAGCAGCGTTGACCAGCCTTCATGCCGGCTATAGACAACCTGCACGTGGTCAGCCCTGACGTACACGGGATCGTGTCGGCCAACGTTGATGAACCCGGCGGTGCTCATGTCCCGGTCCTTCGGGGCACGTCCGTCCCGTACTCCCATTCGGCCCGCAACGCACGCTGGTGGGAACCGCAGTTGCAGAGCGTGCGGGCCACGTACGTGCCTGCCCCGCCGTAGATGGTGGTGGTGCGCCGGCCGCTGGTGTGCGACTGGACGGCGTCGGTGGCGAGGATGTTGCCGTCCCGGTCGGTGACCTCGAGCGTGTCGTCGGCGATGACGATGCGGACCGGTTCGAGGATGCCGGTCGGGGTGGAGAGGGAGACCGGGGCGAGGTCGAGGCTCACTCGCCGGACTCCGCACATCTGCCGTTGTCCGTCGCGCTTCGCAGGCGACGGACTTCCTCTATGAGGGCGAGGATGACGTCGTTCGGGTGGTAGCCCCCGGCATAGACGCCGATGCTCACCACGTCGTTGACCTCGGTATCGAAGTACTCGTACGGGGCGAGTTCCTCAGACCCGAACGTGAGGAACTCCATGAGGTGCGAGGAGCCGTCATCGTCGGCCTGGCAGGCCATTTCGAGTATTGACAGCGTCACGTCGTCCACAGGGAAGGTCACGACCAACCCCTTAGGGCAACCGACGCCAGCAGCAGCACCAACGAGATCAGCGACCCGATCCACAGGGCCAGGCGGACGGATGATCCCACCGCCCGCGGCACATAGTCCCCCGTGTTCACGCCATCCCCGCTTCGTCGAGGGCGTCACCCAACGCGTCCGCGGCCCGCTGCACTGCGGCACGCCGAGGTGGGCACGTCTCGCAGTTGCAGTCCGCGACCGACAGGAACAGGTCGAGCGCTTCGGTTAGGTACGCCGCCTCCAGTTCGGTGAGGGCGACACGGACGGGGCGGGGAGGGTCATCGGGGATGGTGCGGGCCAGGTCGATGAGGGCGATGGCGTCGGCGTGCGCGGTCACCGCTGCACCTCGTGAACCGCTGAGTAGTCGAGCCGACCGAGCGACGTCGGGTCATCGACCGTCTCCGCATTGCCGGGCAGCGGGTCACCGTCGTGATCGACGTAGACCAGTTCGACACGGCCGATCGGTTCCAACACCAAGCGGCACGTGCTGATGCCGTCGCCGGCGGCTTCGAACGTGGCGGCGACGATGTCTTCGAAGCGGTGTCCGTCGAGCTCGACCCACGGAACCTTGACGCCGATAGTGACGTCCTCGACGGTCTCGGCGACGGTGCCGTCACCTACGCCGAGCATGGCGATGCGGACCCTCATCGCCGCGCTCCAGCGACCTGGCCCACCTGTTCAGCGAGGTAGCGGATCTGGCCCTCAAGGTTCAGGAGGATCTCGGCCTCCTGCTCGCTGTCACGGTGCCGGCACGGCTCCGGCCATGCGACCCCGTAGCGAGCGGCGAGGTAGCGGAGGATGCGTTCGAACACTGACGACGTCGCCATGCGGTAGTTGTCCTGACCGCCCTTAAGGGCGTCGAGGGCACGCACGCACCCGTCGAGCGCCTCAGCCTCACGGTCCTGCCGCTTCGCTTCCCGCCACTTGTCGCGGTCGGCGGTCATCTGGTCGAGCGCTGCCTTCATTCGCTCGCCGCGGGCAACGCCTTCGTCGTACCGCTTGCGCAGCTCGTCGTAGGTCAACTCACGCTTCACGGCGGTGTCTTCGTCAGGGGTGGTCATCTCCCCATTGCACACGGTCCCCCGCCGGATGCAGGTGAGGTGCTAGCGGCCCAAGTTCCGTAGCAGCGGCGATGACTGGCGGCGACCCATGTGCGCCGAACCGGACGTCGACGGCAGGCGGGAACCCGTCAACGTGTGGGTCCCGGTCCGGACCGGGCCGAGACGCACGAGGTCCAGCCACGACCAGAACGCCGCGTCCGCCAGGTCGAACGGCTTCGTGCGCGGGAACCTGCGCAACGCCCGCTCAAGCGCGTCGACCCCGTCACCCAGGACGTGCACGATCCGGCCGGGACGCTCGTAGTCGGCGAGCATCTGACTGTTGCGCGCCGCCTTGGACGGTGCTCCGTGGCCGCGGCCCTGTCGCTGCTTGGACGCCTTGTCCGACGCGAACAGCGGCATCAGGTTCAACGGCACGTTGTCCTCGATGGACACCTGCTCGCACGCCGCCCGGTACACCGACGTCCACGTGTCACCGCCCTGGTCAGTCTCGACGCCCACCTTGCGGCACCCGTACTTGAGGGCCATGCGGATCGCCCGGCGCAGGCTGTCCTCCGGGCTTGTCCTCCCCTCCCACGAGGCGAGTCGGTAGATGACCCCCTCGGCGCTGACCCCGTCGCACTGGCAGGCGTGCGAATCGGACTGGTCGGTGTCGGTCACCGCCGGGTCCACCCACACCACAGTGTCAATCAGGTCCGGCACCTCGTGCGGCTCACAGTGGGTGAACGCCACATGGTCGTACATGCCGCCCGGCTTCGCGGTCACCTCGTGCTGCGCTTCCGTCAGGAACGCCGTGATCCCCCAAAGGTCGATCTGCGACTGGCACACCTCCAGGGACTGGCCCTCCCACGTCGGCTCGCCAGCGACAATCACCCACCGGGACGACCCGTCCGGCTGGTGCTGCTGCTCGGTCACCAACCCCCGTACCGCCGGGATCGGGCCCGACACTCGACGGTTCGCCAGGAACTCGGCGCGCCCGTCAACGAGCTGAGCGAACACCGAGTCGGGGTGCACGAGGTTCTGGATCGCCAGCACCGCCAGCGACGGGGCACCGGCCGGGAGCAGCTTCTTCGTGATCCGCTCGATCTTCGCTTCGGTGGTGACCGCCGTGTCGTCCTCGCCGTCGAGGTCGTCGAACACGATCAGGTCGGGCCGGTCGTCCTCGAACTTCACGCCACGCGCCGAACGATCTAGGCCCAACGCATCCACGACGAGACCCGACGCGGTGACGAGACGGTTGCGGCGCCACCCCCGGCTGTTGCCGTACTTCCCGAGCCGGCGTTCACCCAACGCCGGGTAGTGGTCGCTGACCGACTTCGACTCGAGCAGGGCGCCGATGTTCGCTACGTGGTCGTCGGCCTGGTCCTGCGTGTCGCACACGTACAGCACGTACCGGCGGCGACGACGGGCACCCAGGGCGACGACGCCGAGCTCGGCGGACTCCGACTTCGCCCCGCCGCGACTCCACACTTCGACGTCGGCGTCCGGGTCCGGTTTGACGTCCAGTTCGATCGACCACAGCCACCGCCAGTAGTCCTGGTGGTGCTGGGCGAACGGAGCCCGCACGTGGTCGGGGAACATGTGGCGCAGCCACGCGAACGGGTCCGCCTCCAACTCCGCGATCCCCGACGTCTCCCGCTCCAACTCGGCCTGGAGGTAGGCGGCGTACTCCTCCAACTCCTCCGCTGTGAGCTCGGCGATCTCCTCGTCGTCGAGAAGGTCAGGCCACCTGCTGACGACGCTCACGACGCTCCGCCACCTCATCCCGCAACGCCTGCACCCGGTCCGCTGACGCCGCCCGATGCTCCATGAACCCCGACGCCTCGCCCATCTCCAGGCGGTACTTGTCCAGCAGGGTCCCGAACGCGATCGCCAAGTTCTTGGCGTCCGCGGCTGCCACGTCCTCCGTGATGCGGGACACGGTGATCAAGGCACGCTCCAACGCCTGGGTGCGGATCTCCTCCCGCAGTTCCTCCTTCGCCTGACGGATGGCGATGATGTTGGCGTCCCTTTTGCGTGCACGTTCGGTTGTTGCGCCGACTCGTGACGCCCAGCAGGCGATGGTCCCCGCGGGGATGCCGGTCCTCTCCCCGGCTTCGCTGGCGCCGTGTTCGACGTACAGGGCAAGGGCTTCGGCTTTCTGCTCCTCGGTGTACGTCGTTCGGCTCACGTTTCTACGTTGCCTGTCGTGTCGTCGGGTGCAGGTGAGGTGGTGGACCTGAGCTCTGTGCGCTCCCGATCCCAATGCTGCTGGAGACCGTTGTCATAGGTGTTCCGCATCCACTCGGCGTCGTCATAGAACTGCCATCCCTCGCTGACCATCCAGTCGATCGGGATAAGGCGCTGGCAAGTCGACTCACCCATCGTCCAACTGAACAATTCGACGAGGTAGACGCCCTCGCGCGGCTCGGCCACTACGCAGCCCTGCCACCCCCGTTGGGCGTTGCTGTGGAAGAACGAACCGACCAGTGACGACGTGTTGAGTGGCTCATCCGCTACTCCGTCCAAACGGTTGCGCTTGCTCTTTGTTGTCATCCTGCCTCCCGCAGTTCGTCGAGATCCCATGCTCGCCAGCCGTCCTGTCGCCAGCCGTCCCACGGCCACTGGGTGCCGCGGTGCAGTTCGTCAGGCCACTCGGCGTCCGTGCGGTTGCCTCGCCAGTAGGTGAGCTTGAACACGCCGTTGCGGTCAGAGTCCGGTGTCATCCCACGCCCGAACTCGGGCCACCCCAGCCACGTCGATGAGCCGAACGGGCGCGCAGTGCGCTTACCGAACCCGTTGTCCGAGTGCGGCGCGTGTGCTTCGATCAGTAGGGCGAACCCGTAGCGGGACACCAACTGGTCGAAGTGCCACTGCACGTCCAGGGCCGTGGTGTCGTCCTTTTCACCGGGCCGTTGCCGGTAGGTCTTGCGTAGCGGTCCGAGACAGACGAGGTCCGGGCGCAGCTGGCGCACGATCGCCTCAAACTCGGCCTTGTGGCGCCGGCCGCGGATGTCGATCCCGCTCGGTTCCCGCCACGTGAAGTGTCGGCCCCGGTCGAACCCGTATGGCGCCGCCTGTCGGGTCAGGTTCACCAAGGGGCGGTAGCCGGACTGGATGCGGTGACGCCGGTTCTCGAGGTCGACGTACAGGACCACGATCGGTGGGACCGGTTTGCGAGTGAACGGGTGGAGTCCCTGACTCGCGCACCACGACACCTGCGCCAGCAGAGTTGACTTCCCGTCGCCCTCGAAGCCGACGATGATCGCCCGGTCCTCACGGCGCAGCATCCCCGGCAGGACCCATGGGGCGAATACGATCTCCGCATCCGCTAGGTCCGCTGACACCTCCAGCGACGCCGGCACGTCAGTTGTCGCCGTGTCCAGTTCGTCGAGCCGTTGACGCAGCGTGTCGACCGCCCCCACTGGGTCCGGGCCTTCGCTCGCCTCCCGTGCGGCATCGGCCACAGACAGCCAGTCACGCCGTAGACGGAGCTCGGCGAGCTTGGACGCTCTCCTCTTCCACGACACGCCAGCCACCGAGAGCCACA